GCTTTATCGGTCACATGTGACCCTAAGACAAAAACCTCTTAGCGGTTACAGACTGTCAGTTCTTCACTGCCCCAGAGCTGCGGCCCACGGTCATAAGGCGGTTGTTAACTCAATAGCCGACCGGGAATGTCAGTTGAAGGTAAATATTTATACAAATGATAAAAACTACCTCTCAATGGCTTTTCAGAAGCAATAACTTTCTATCTCTTTTGAGATGGATTGCTATAATTCTTGGACTACCGACGCACTTGCATGGGGATTGTAAAATCTTCGTGTCACGTGTGTGTCACTTGCGAGATTACTCTGGTTCGAAATACACTGTTCAGATTCTTAAAGAGTCTCACAGAATTTTAGCCAAATATCTTGCAGGAGAACCAGTACAATCAGCTGAAATAGTTGGTTGTGGTATATCAAAATTAGGCTTACCAAAGATCCTACCCTTATCTTTTAGAAAAGAGATAGAGACAGGGTCTCTGGAAACAATTCGATTTAGTCTGACTATATTGTCTTTTTATAGAGCAATGTATCAGATACCCGAATTGAAACTCAGCACGATAACTGATCCAGCTAAAGTTAGTCTGGACAATATCGTAAAATCCTTTGCGAGTGACTTTCCTATATTATTAGGTTGGTTAAAAGCGGAAGGTGTTAAGTTACCAAAATTAGGTAAACCATCATACCAATTTATTCACAGTGCAGGTCCAAACGGACAAGCTACTATCGGTGCCGTTATTGATGCCTTAGCCATTATGGTTAAGTTTCCACGAATATTATTATTCGGTTGGTCAATGGGAGCAAGCTTTGCGCTGCTGTTCATCATCAATATGGCTTTGATATACGGGCTTATAATCCTTATCACTTTACCTTTTAAACCCCTTCCACGTCTCCTTCTTGGGAAATTATCCCTTAAAGAGGAAGCTGCTGGTAAGGTAAGAGTATTCGCCATTGCAGATTATTGGACGCAGTCTTTTATGAGACCACTCCATAATTGGGCATTTGATATTTTACGTCAAATCCCGCAAGACGGTACCTTTGACCACCGAGCGAAAGCTAAGGAGGTTGGTAATCGGTTGAAAGAGACAGGTAACCCTGCTTATTCATTAGATTTAACTGCAGCTACGGATCGTTTCCCGGTTCGAATTCAGGAGTCAATCCTGTCCTTCGTATTTGGGGCACATTTCGCGAGTCTGTGGAAATCTGTTTTAGTAGATCGTAATTACTTCCTTAAAAAGGAAAACCAGTCATATAAGTACGCTGTAGGGCAACCTATGGGAG